CTTCGGTCGCCGCCCGATAGCCCGCTCCCGTGAGGCCCGACGCCGCGACGTTGCGGGACACACCTTGCACCGCCCGGTCGGCCAGCTGCCGGTGGATCGGGTCGGACATGTAGATGCCCTGCGCCCGGGCGCGCGCTTCCTCGCCGTTGATCCCCATGAGATCGGCCCAGAAGCGGTTGGAGGCCTCGCCGCTTTCCATCCACGGCTGGAAATAGCCTTCCGCGCGCCCGTACTCCTCGAGCGCGCCGGCCTGCCCCGCCAGAACCTCGCCGCGCGAGGCCGCGCGGCCACGGGTGATGTCGCGGCGCTGGGACGCGCCGGTGAAATCTTCGAGAAAGCCCATCGGCTCCTACTTGAAGCTCAGCCCGAGAACCCACATGCCGGACACTCCGTTTCCCGCCGTGATCGCCAACCCGCCGGACGCCGCCAGCTTCTGCGCCATCGCGCCACTGAAGCGCTGGGTGCCGCCGACGCCGCCCGTCACGTCATAGACCTCCGAAAGCCCGGTCCAGGTGTGCGCGGCCACGTTGCCGCCCCACGCCTGCGCCGCCGCCACCCCGCCACCCGGCACGCCGAGCGCGATGGCGGCCGTCGGGTTGCCGGTCCCCTCCTTGGCGTCGAAGTAGGCGAGCGAGGGGTCGCGCAAGCTGTCGAGCGCGAAGACGGCCGCGGCGATGGTGTTGAACCCGCTGCCGGTCGAGCGCGTGACCGCGATGTTGCCGCTGGCGCCGGCGGGTCCGCCGTCCGCCGTGCGGGGCGTCATCCAGGCCGTGCGGTACGTGTTGGCCGCGCCCGGAGGGTTGTGGATGCGGGTCGCCGCCACGCCGCCGATGGTGACGCTGGTGACGTAGTTGGTGTCGGACACGAAGCCGGCGTTGATCGCGTACGTCAGCACCAGCATCTGCCGCTTCGGCGATTCCGGCCCGAAGCTCACGCCCACCATGTTCAAGGTGTTGAGCGGGCTCGAGCTGTTGGAGGCGTGCGCCGCGAAGGCGATGCTGGCCGTCCGCCCACCGACGATTATCATGCGAGCGCGCGCGTGCCCTTCAGCGTCACCGACACCCCCTCCGCCCCCGCGTTGGCGCTGACCGTCAGCTCGATATCGTCGCCGGCCGCCACCGCGTTGGCGCTGGAATGCGCCTGCGTCTCCTCGGAGGCCGACACGCTGTTGGCGCTGCCTCCGAGCGGTGTGCCGTTGATGGCAACCGTCAGCGTGCACGTTCCAGAGAGCGAGCGGGTGACGACGCTGGTGATCGTCCAGGGGAAGGCCCAGCTCACGAATCGGTAGGTCTTGTTGTCGGCGAACTCGATCAGCACGGCGTCCTGCCATGCCTGCTCCTTCGCCGACTTGCCGGCGGTGTCGGCCGCGGTCTGGTTGAACGCCGCGATCAGCCGCTGGAAAATCCGGTACCACGAGCTCGTGGGCTTGCGCACGTCGTCGACCAGCGCCTCGGCCGCGTTCGGGATCGAGAGCGGGTCGGCCATGCTACCTGAGCGGCACGGCCTCGATGGCCGAGCCCTGAATGCCCTTCACGACGCTGGCGTAGGCCGACAACCGCAGGCTGAACCCGTTGTGGTCGAACCTGCCGAGCGCGCGGATCGGCGGCACCCTGACCCAGCGCTGGCTCTGCCCGCCGAGCCGGAGCTGGCGCTGCGCCGCCCACGCCAGGCCGCCATCGCGCGTGTAGTCGAAGAACAGGATCGGGTTGGCCTGCTCGGGGTCCTCGCTGTTGACGCCGACACCCGTCAGCACGTCGAGATGCACCGCGTTCACCTGGAACTTCTGCGGCCACATGTGGATCGGCGGGGTGACGATCTTCCAGATGATCGGGTCGCCCACCTCGTCGAGGACGGTCCGCTTCGACACGTACAGCTTGTTGGTCGCGTGATCGCCGAAGATCGTCATCTTGGCGAAGTAGGCATGCGCCCCGCAGCGCCACTTGTCGCGGCCGAAGCTCCGCCGCGTGTGCCACTCGCCCGGCGCGATCGAGCTGTCATAGACCCGCGTCCAGCCGCTCCCCGAGATCGAGTAGAACGTGTGCGCATCCTCGGTCCAGGCGGCGGAGCGGATGTTGCGGGCGTCCGCCTCGCCCTCCACCAGCCGGTCGACCTCGTCCGTCGACACCTTCAGGGGCGTGAACCCGTCGAGCAGGTACACCCCGGCGAACTGGCCCTTGTGGTCGGTCGCCGCCCAGATCACCGAGTCGACCAGCTTCTCGTTCACGAGCGCGGTGATCTTCTGCATCGAGCCGGCGGCGTAGCAGCCCATGTCGATGGAATGCCCGCGCGAGAACGGCACCTCGCCGCCGCCGAGCTGCCAGAACTCGAGGCTCTTCGGCCCGGCGAAGATCGCATCGGGGCCCCTCACCGTCCCCATCACCAGACCGTCGGCGTTGACATTGGCCTCGATCAGGTCGAGCGCGTCGACGGTGATGTCGTTCACGGCGGTGAAGAACACCCGCCCGTCGCCGATCAGGAAGATCAGGAACCCGCCCTTCTCGATCACCGCCACCGGCGGCGGCAGGTCGGGGTCGGCGCCCTGCACCACGGTGCCGTTCTCGTAGATGAAGTAGAACCCGTCGCAGACGATGGCCACCTGCCGGTCCGGGAACTTGCGGTTGGCCGCCATCGTCACGATGCCGTCGGCCGGAATGCCGCCCGCCAGCACCGCCGGCCCGCCGGCGGCATTGGAGACGAATAGCCGCCTGCCAGCGACAGTCAGCAGCTCGGTATCCAGATCGAGCATGGCGCGCACGAAGTCGTTGGGGTCGCTGCCGAGCGTCGCGAACTCGGTAAGCCCGTTGCTGGCGTAGGCGACGAATGGCGCCTTGCCGGCCTCGCCGCGCCGGTGCAGGTAGGCGTTGGTGAACTCGGCGATGCCCTCCTGCCCGGTGCGGCCGACATCCGACCCCTTGCCGAACGAGATCGGCTGCGGCGGCCTAGCCATTGTCCTCTCTCAGGATCGACACGCGCTCCGGCCGCGGCAGATCGGACTTGGCCACCGGCACGCGGAAGAAGTTGCCGAGGATCGCCTTCCACCCCCAATAGGCGTTGCGCGTCACCACGGCCGGGATGTTGTCCATGCCGAGCTGCGGGGCGAGCTGCATGGCGAGCATCGCGATCAGGCCCTGCTCGTATCTGGTCTCGAGTGGCAACAGCGTGAAGGTGAGCGTCACCGTCGCGCTCGCCGTGGCGTTGGCGGTCAGCGTGATGGTCCGGTTGCGATGATCGAGGCTCGCGATGCGCGTAGCGGCGGGGATGCCGCCGCCCGACACGTTGAAGCCCTTGGCCAGCGCTTCCGTCTCGATGCCGGTCACGACGGGCGAGTCGAGCGTCGTGGTGCCGGAAAGCGCCTGATCGACCACGTTCAGGTTGCGCGTGGCCCATTCGGCGATCATGCGCGGCAGCGTGTCGAGGCCGATCTTGGTCTCGTTCGGGCTCGGCAGCTCGTTGATGTCGGTGGCCTGCAGCGCCCGGTAGGCGGCGGTCACGATCTCGGTGTCCGTCGTCACCGGTCAGCCTTGCCGGCGGCCTCGATCTCCTGCTGCAGCCGATGCGCGCCCCAGCGCATGTCGACCTTGATGCCGAGCTCGGTGGCGCGCTGCCTCAGAGCGCCAAGGTCCAGATTGCTCAGCACCTCGCCGATGCGCGGCTGCTCGCCGGCGGGCGGCGGCGGCAGGTCGCCGATGGGCGGTTGCGGCTCCGGCTCATACAGGGCGAGCCTCGCTTCCAGCTCCGCGATGCGCTCCTTCAGCAGCGTGTTCTCGGCGACGGCGCGAACGTACTCCGCGCGCTCCTGATCGTCGATGGTGGCGGCTGGCGGAGGGGAGACGCCAGACGGAGGGTGCGGGCTCCCCGACTGGCGTTCCCCCCCTGTACCCGGCTCCGCGGCCGGGATCCTCATCGGGCTGTCGTACCAGCCCTCGGGCAGGCCCGCGCCCGCCGGCAGCTCGAAGATGCGGGACTCACCTTTGCGGTAGCCCCATGTCGGGACTGTGGCGGTCATGGTGCCTCTCAGTCGGTCAGCCTGAGCCCGAGGTCGGTGTGCAGCACGTCGACACCGAACAGGATGTCGAGGCGCCACACCTCGCTGTGCTTGTAGATGTCCCCGCCCTTGGAGAGGGTGAGCGACAGGCCCTTGCGGTTGCGCTGCTCCCATACCGTGAAGCTCTCCAGCTTCTGCAGGGGCTTCATGATGAGGCTCAGCGCCTTCCTGTGGAAGAGCAGGTTCTGGCGGTACTGCACGCCCACGGTCTGCGCCGTGCCCCCGAAGATCGGCGTGATCGCCGCGTTGTCCGCCGGCGCCGCCGTTACCGTCGCGTTCGCCTTGTCGGCCGCCGTCGAGGACGTGAGCGGAATGATCGGCGGGGTGATCGACACCGTCGCCGCGCTGGCCACGGCCGCCACGTTCGCCTGCACCGTGAAGCGCCGCAGCCGCCCGGTCGACAGCAGCGTGCCGGGGTTGACCTCGAAGCAGCCGGCGATGGTGAAGACATCCCCGCGCTTCAGGGCGGCCGTCGCCGTCGTGAAGCCGTCGAGGGCGAGGTTCTGCACCCACGTGTCCTTGACGTTGGCGTAGGTGCTGGCCTGCCCCGCGCCCATCACCAGCACCGTGCCCTGCCAGTCGCCGGCCGTGTGCGTCACCAGCGACGGCGACTCGTAGGTGTCGAAGTTGTGCAAGGGGCCGAGCTTGGTGCGCTCCAATGCGGCGCGCTCCTTGCCGGTGTTGGCGAGCGACTTGATCTGGTCGGCGAACTCCACCTTCATGTCGGGGTTGACGACGGCCGAGCGTCCCGGCAGCTCCACCGCGAGATTGGTGAGGATCGCCCCGCCCTGGCCGAGCACCTTGGTCACGGTCGCCGGCGTGCCGGGCGTGCCGTAGACGTTGGCGAACTGCCAGTAGATGCCGGAGATCGCGGTCTCCACGTCCTGCGCCAGCCGCGAGGCCGCCGCCCGGATCGATTCCTCGCCGACGCGGCGGATGTCGGCCTCCGTCGTCAGTCCGCGGGCGTCGAACTGGAAGGGCACCGTCTTCTGGATGTTGAGCTTGATGTCCTTCTTGCCGTAGACGACATCCTGCACCACGCCGGTGATGTCGGGACCGTCGACGGAGACGAAGCGCGCGGGGCGGTCGATCGAGACGGTGTCGCCGATCTTGTGACCGTTGATCGTGCGCCATTCCTTCTCGTAGCCGCGCCAGCACAGGTTGCCCATCACCAGCTCGTTCTCGAACCAGTAAAGGGCCTCGTTCGCCACTATCGAGTGGACGTTGAAGTCGTTGGGCATGTGGGATCAGCCTATTGCAGCTTGTCCCTCCATGCGTGGTAGGCGTCCATATCGTCGCTATCCGGACGATAGCCGGTGGCGGCGGAACGCCCCTGCACGGTGGGAACGGGGTTGGGTGCCTGGGAAACGGCCTTCTTGGGCGGGCCCGTGAGCCGCTGCGCGATGCGCCCCAGCTCGACTGCCGTCTCCAGCGGTGAAAGCTGCGAAAGCCTCAGAGCCTCGGCCTGGTTCTTGCCCAGCCAGTAGGCGATGCGCGCACCCTCCGGCATCTGCTTCAGGATGTGCATGCCGTGCTGGGAATACTGGACCTGGTCGGAGTAGGCGACCTGACGGAAGTCGGGCACCTGCTCCTCGTACTCGGCGACGCGCGATTCCCAGATCTGGTGCTCGGCAAGCGCCGCCTGCTCGGCGGCGGCCTGCGCCTCGCCTCTCGCGAACTCCGCGCGGCTCTCGCGCGAGGCCTGCTTGATGACGGCACGCTGGTAGTCGGCGTCGCTGTCGAACGCGCTCGGGTGCAGCTCCTGCAGCCGGCCGGACTTCTCCGCCTGCTGGCGGTAGTAGTCGGCGCGCCTGACAGCGGAGTCCCGCTCGCGGGTCAGCGTCTCGATGCGGCGATGGGAACGCGACTTGCGCTGCTCTGGCTCTTTCGCAACCTGCTTGTCCGCCGGATCGGGCGCGGACCTCCCGTCAGGCCGTCCGTCCTCCCCGCCCTCGCCGGGCTCGAGACGCTGGTCGGCCTGCTCCGGTGTTCTTTCGAGCGCGGGATCCCTGTCTCCGGGGTCGGCAGGGGTCTGCGGAATGCCGGCAGTTACGTCGGCCGGCGCGGCGCGATCGTCTGGCAAGGCTCACTCCAACAAAAAACCCGCCTGAAGGGCGGGCTCTCACGTTCCCCTTTCGGGTCGAAATCACCTGGGTCGGTAGCGCCCCGGGTCCAGCTGCTCCATGCCGCGGCCGCCCATGCCTTCCATCGGCTGTGGCTGCTCGCCGCCGAAGACGTAGTCCTGCGCGCCGGGGTCGCCGCCGCCGAAGGGCGACGGCACGCCCAGGGTCTGTGCCAGCCGCTCGATCATGGCGATGCCGCCATCGGTCTGCGCCTGCGGCGCCTTGGCCGCCGCCGCCAGCAGCTCGGCATAGACCTGCGGCATCTGCTCCGGCGGCACCTGGCCCTGCGGCAGCTGGAAGCCCTGGCTCTGGGCCAGCGCGACCACATCCCTGATCGCCTGGTCCAGCTCGGTAGCCCCTTGCTCCATGCCCTGCGGATCGCCGGGCATCGGCGGATTGCCGAGATCGGCTCCGGTCGGGCGGCCGGGCGGCCGGGGCTGGCCCATCGTCCGCCCGCCCATGCCGGCGAGGTCCGCGCCCGTCATCATTCGTCCGGCCATGATCGTCCTTCCTGCTCCCGGCGCAGCCTCTCGGCCTGCGCCCTCAGCTGCAACGCGCGCAGCATCTCCTCGTAGGACGGCTCCGGCTCGCGCCGCCGCTCGTGACGGGTCCAGCCCCTGCGCATCAGCTCCTCGGGGCCGGGGTCGCTGCCGAAGGGAACCGGCTCGATCAGGCCCGTCCGCGGATCGCGCAGCCACATCAGCTCGTGGCGCTGGTCGGTCAGACCGCGCAGCCGGGGCGGCAGGAGCATCAGGTCGCGGCCGGTCGGCATCAGGAGCCGTCCCGCCCGTTCGGCTCCGGCTTCGTCGCCTTGTGCACGTCGACACGCGCCCCTATGCGCTCGCGCATGGCCTTCGAGGCCCTGATCTCGTCCTCGCCCTCGGCCTTCCGGCGCTCGCCCTCGGCCTTCGCCCGCTCGGTCTCGGCCTTGGCCCGGTCGATCTCCGCCCGTCCGGCCGCCTTGGTGTACTCGCCCTCGGCCTTGGCCTTCGCAAGCATCTGCTCGCCCTCGTTGCCCTGGCCGGCCTCCGCGAGGGCCTTGGCGGCCTGCGCCTCGGCCAGCCGGGCGCGGGCGTCCGCCTCCCTGGCCTCGGCCTGCTTCTTGTCGGCGGAGGCCTTCTTCTCGCGCACCTCCTCCTTGGCGCCCTCCTGCAGGAGCGGGTCGGGCGGCTTGGGCGGCTCGTCCGCGTCGTCGCCCAGGATGTCCGGCGGCACGGCGCGCTTCAGCCGCTTGCCGATCTTGGCCGCGCCCGGCCAGTCCTGCTCCTCGGCCACGATGTCGCCGATCAGCTGGAACGCATCGGGGTTGAGCTTCAGGAACTCCACCATCTGCGCCGCCGACTGCTCCCGCCGTGTCAGGAACGACGGCCCCAGCTTGACGACGGTGTCGTACTTGCCGCTGGTCAGGTCGTGCACCAGCACCGCCTCGCCGTCCTCCGTGTACGCCACCGAGTTGATCGGAACGAAGTGCTCCTTCTCGTACTCGTCGAGGATCTTGACGGTGCGGCTGGTGTCGTAGATCTTCGGAGCCAAGTCGATCAGGATACGGCCGGTGTGGTTCAGGCTGATGCCGAGGTTGTGCACGTACTCGTAGTTGCCCATCTCGCCCTGGCGCTGCCGGGCCTCGATGCCCCGGCCCGACACCTCGTTGCCGGCCGCGCCCAGGGAGGCGTCCTGCATGCCCGTGGTGGCCTTGATCTCGTCGCCCGATATCGAGCCTTCCTGCCACAGGGCCTGCGGCGGCTCGGGGGCGCGCAGGCGCTCGGGGCGCAGCTGCGGGTTCTCCGGCAGAAGGTCGTACAGAAGGTAGGGCCGCGGCATCGTGTTCGCCGTGTCCCACATGTCCTTGTAGTTGCCGATCTGCTCGGCCGCGGCGAGCCACGGGCTCTTGGCGGCCTGCCCGATCCATTCCGCGCTCTGCGACCGCCAGTAGTTGTACATTTTCTGCGGGTCGCGGGCGTAGCGCACGACACCGTGCCTGACGACGCTGTGCTCCTGCGGAATCTCGTTGCCGATGATCGGCACGATCGGAATGTACTTGCCGGCCCACTTGTGCGGGCCCTTCAAGACCTCGCGCCCCGACACCAGCGACTGCTCGACGCAATAGGACGTGACCTCGCGCTCGCGGACCACCTGCATGGAGGGGTGGAGCTCGACGATGTTGGTCAGGTCGATCACCCGGCCGTCGGCGAGCTGCCCCAGCTTCCTCTGGTAGGGCACCTTCTTCCAGAACTCCGCCACGATCACATGGTCCGGCCGGAACCACTGGAAGTTGCCGCCTGGGTTGAAGGTCTGCGAGCCCTGGAAATCCACCGGCGCCGCGCCCGGATAGCGCTTCTTGAACTGCTGCGTCGGCACGAACTCCAGCACCAGGCAGTGCATGGCGTCCGACCGGTCGGGCTCCTGGGCGCCGGCGTCCCACAGCACCGCGAACGGGTGCTGGATCAGCTTGATCCATATCTCCTGCTCGAACACGTCGTCGTCGACGTACTCGGTCAGGATGCGGAAATGCCCGATGCCACAGGCCGCGGCGTGCCCGGTGGCGACCGAGTACACCCAGGTCGCCATGCTCTGGCGCTGGATCTGGCGCAGCAGCCCGCCCAGCACCCAGGCCGTGCCGGCATCGGCCTCCCGGTTGACCGGAACCGTCCTGACCGCCGGCACCGAGAAGCGAATCTGGTTGGCAACGAGCTTCACCGGCTGGATCAGCCGGTTGACCGTCAGGACCGGCCTGTCGTCGGCCTCGCGCTGGCGCCGGTCGCGGGGGTCCCACTGGTCGCCGGCCAGGAATTGCAGGTCGCGGATGCCCTCCAGCCGGTTCTCGCGGTCGTAGTTGTAGTTGGTCTCGGCCGCCTCGACCGCCTCCTTGACCAGCTCGTCGGCGCCACGCAGGCGGTCACGCGAGACGGCAGCGTAGGCCAAGCCTCACCCCATCCACGAGCCGCGCCGTCCCGCCCATTTGTCGATCCACTTCTTGCGCTTCACCTGCACCAGCTGCGGAAACAGCTCCGTCAGCCCCCACACGCACGCGTCCAGCCGGTCCTTCAGCGTGATCGTGTCGTCCTCCGCGTCGGTCGGGTTGAACGAGCACATCTGGTCCTCGAGCTGGGGAAAGCAGCCCACATGGCTCACCCGGCCCTGCTCGTAGAGCGCGCTGACCGGCTCCGCGCGCGTGAACTTGCCCCTCGAGGCCGTCACCACGATCACCTTGATCGTGGGCCTGACCGAGCGGATCACGAACGGCACCATGTCGCCGCCGTTGTTCACCTCCGCCACGATCGCGTCGGCGTTGTGGAGGTCGTAGGCCGCCACCGCCAACCGGCCCCACTTGTCCGGGCCCTCCGACGTGGAGGAATCGCTCAGCACGTAGCCCCGCCCGTCGGCGCCCAGCCCGCACGTCACGATGCCGGTCTCGGCGCCGTGCTCGCCGCGCTGGCTCTCCTTGGCCTTCGCCGCGGGGTCCACCGCCACCACGATGCGGCGCATGTCCGGCACCTGCTTGAAGGTGCGCCGGTACTCGTCCAGCACCGCCCGCCGCCAGAGCGCACCCGGCACGTCGTCCAGCAGCTCGGCATCCAGCTCCTGCCGGCCGAGCCGGGTGCCGGCGTACCTGGCCTTCACCTGGCGCAGGAAGCTCTCGGCCAGGTTCTCCGCGTTGTCGTAGGTCTTGCCGCGCGTCACCGCCGTCTTCGGGTCGACGAGAATGGCCTTCAGGACCGGGATCGGCCGCGGCGTCGTCGTCACCATCGCCCGGGGGTGCCTGCCGAGCCGGAGCCCGAACTGCAGCATGTCCCAGGTGTCCTGGGCGTAGCGGTACTTGGCAAGCTCGTCCACCAGCGCGCCGTCGAACTGCGGGCCCCTGAGCTGGTCCGGCTCGGTGCCGTTGTAGAGCGTCGCGATCGCCCCGTTCGGCCACGTCAGCCGCGCCTTGCTGGGCTCGTAAGCCGGCCGGAAGTCCTTGGGGTGCACGGCCATCAGACCCGACTCGCCCTCGATCAGCACATCCCTCACGTCCTTGGAGGTCTCGCCGATGATGGCGATGCGCTTCCTGAGCCCGCCGGCGAGCGGCGTTCCCCCGCACACCTGGCCGCGCAGCCACTCCACCCCGGAGCGCGTCTTGCCCGTGCCGCGGCCGGCCAGATAGACCCACGTGTTCCAGGGCGTGCCGTCGTTGCCGAAGGCCGGGGCAAGCTGCTCGGGGCGCGCCCACGTCGGCCAGCTGTAGACGAGATCGTCCAGCTCCTCCGGCGTGAGCGAGGAAAGCACCTCGTCCGCCTCGGTCCTGCCGAGCGCGGCCAGCTCCTTCGCCAGGCTCACCGGCAGCAGACCGCGCGCGCACGAGCCAGCTTCTCCGCCTCCAGCTCGTCGAGGCACGCCGCGTGGTCGACCTCGATCTGGCTGTAGCGCCGCCCGACAAACTGCCGGTGCCAGCCGTCCTTGAGCACATCGGGCCCGGCAATCTCGAAGAACCCCTCGCGCCCCAGATGCCGCTGCAGGTCGCGCGCATAACTCGTGGCGTGGGGCAGCGTGATGAACAACGACCCGCGCTCCATCAGGAGCATCTGATCCGTCGTGCGCCCCGTGCCACGCACCTCGGGCGGCTCATCCCACGTGCGCATAAAGCACCTCCTCCGCCTCGGCCTGGCCGAGGGCCACCAGGTCCTTCGCCAGGCTCATAGCACCCGCCCCTGCAGCGCACCCATCGCCGCGCGCCCGAGCGCGGTCTGACCGTCGGTCAGGAGCGGAAACACCCCATAGCCGTAGATGCGTCCGGCGGAAAAGCCGCCCAGGCCGTCCCCCATGATCTGCGCGGCGGTGCCGCTGCTGCTGCCGGCAGCGCCGTTCGTGTATGCGCCGTTGTCGACGGCGATGCGGCTGCTCACGCCGTTGACGCGCGCCGTGACGACGATGTCGGTGTCGTCCGCCAGCACAGGCCCCGTCAACGACGCGCCGAAGAACATAGAAAGCTGCCCGGCGGCGGTGTGGAAGATGGCGCGCCCGCCCGTCCCCAGCGTCGCCAGCACCCGCTCGTTGCCGTCCACGGACGTCGGGCGCACCGCCAGCAGGATGTCGAACCCCTGCGGCGTCGCGAACGGCGCGGCGGACAGCGAATCGTTGGTCCCGTCGAACTCCAGCCAGCGCAGCCCGCCGCCGGCCTGCCAGACCGGCCGGCGGTCAGCCACCCCCTCCAGAAGATTGCCCGCGGACCCGACACTGCCGAGGTTCCGCGCGAACCCCGCCGCGTCGGTCGGGTCGACCGAGCCCGTGCCGTCCTCCTCCTCGCCGAGGTACTGCTGGAACGGCAGCCACAGGGACGTGGGCGACAGGGACAGCAGATCAGCCAGCGGCCCCGTCAGCTTCCTCCTGCCCGCCGGCAACCCCAACCCCAGCCCCAGCGTCACGACACCCCGTCGTATACCGACAGCCGGTCGCCTGGCGTCACCTGCCGCCACTCCACGGCGCCGGCCGGAATGCGCTGGCTCTGCACCACAGCCGTCGGATTGCGCCCGAACAGCACATGACAGTCCGCGTCGGCCACCAGCCGCACGCAATGCGTGTCGTCCAGGAACACCGGCGATTGCGTAGCCGTCGTGAACACCACCCGCGTGGTCCGGAACGCCGGCTCGTGCGCTATCGGCTCACCCTTCGCAGGCCAGCTGTACTCACTCACCCAGAGATTGGCCATGTCAACTCTTGTTACGGATTGTTTCTATACAGTGTTTTCCATCTTGACACCCAATGTGACAAGAAGGCCAAGCTGCGCTTGCTGCGCTACAATGCCTGCTGCGCGGTCGGGAGCTACACACCACTACCCCCTTCTCGCGTACGCGAGGGTAGCGCGGGAGGCATGGTGGACACGTCCCCCTCCCCCTCCCCCCTGTCCTCAACCCTGCCCCCCGTCTGGGTAAGCATGCTTTTCCTCTTGCGCTCGATGCGCTCGCGGATGATATCGAGCGCGGCCTGGCCGCGATCGTTGTTGATGGTGACGCTCACACCTTGCTGCGGCTCATCGCCGAAGTCGGCGCGGTTGAGCTTGCCGGCCATCCATTTGAGAGCGTCCATCTTGACACGGGCCCGGTGCGGGTCGGGCTCGGCTTCGATGACGTCCATCATGCGGTTGACGAGGACGTGGGCGCGGCTGGCGCATGCGTGCGCGTACATCCGACGCAGTGCGCTGCTGCGCATCCTCCAACGGTAGAACTTGCGGGCTGCCGAGGCGCCGTCCTCCATCCCGCAGACATCCCCGGCGATTGCCTCCAACCCGAGTGGCTCGCAGGCGATGCGGTCGCAGACATCGAGCGCCATGCGGCCGTTCTGCTCGCCGAGCTCCTCCAGCACGATATCGGCGTCGGTGCGGGCCTTGGGGGCGGGGGACCTGGTGTCCTGGCCGGGAGGGATCAGCTCGCCGTCGAGAGGCCTGGATTGCTGCACCTGCTTTCCCCTGTTTCATTCAAGCCGCTTGAATTTCTTGTTGACGAATTCAAACGGTTTGAATAGTCTGCCTACTGCGGCCGATGTGGTCGCGATGGTGGCGTTCTGCCGATTGGAGCAATGGCGCGACGGGGTCTCCCATCCGGACGGAGTCGGATTTGAACGCGTCGTCAGCCAACGCGCCGAACCGGGGTCAACCGCTCAGCTGGTGGCCAGTACCTTCTCGGAAAACCACGAAGCCAAACCCTAGCCGTTGCTCCAATCGCCAGGACGCCGCCACAACCGGAGTAGCGACATGCCCAGGACCGAAGCCCAGGCCCTCGCAGAGATCGAGCGGCAGTGGGACGAGATGGCGGCCAAGGCCAACCAGCACCCCGAGGCCGTCGACTATTGGGCCTACATGCCCATCGAGCGCGTCAAGGGCGCGGCCCGCGTCGTCGGCGTCACCGCCGTCCTGATCGCCGCCGGCATCGGCGCCGCCGGCGCCCAGCCCTCGCAGTGCAAGGGCCTCGCCAAGGCGCAGTGCGACAGCAACGCCGCCTGCCGATGGGTGCCCGAGCGCCGGGCCGGCGAGACCAAGAGGCGCGACGGCGCCGCCCACAAGAGCAGCGCACGCGCCCACTGCCGCAAGCGCTGAGCCCCGCCCGCTTGCCCGGCGGCAATCCCGCCGCCGGGCCTTCCCTCATCCCGCAACACGTTCCGGAGTAGAACCCATGTCAGAGCTTTTCCAGGCGCACCGCCAGTGGGCGAGCCGCCCCGACGACGAGCGGTTTACCTCGCTCGACTCCATGCTCGCGCACTTCCGCCGCATCCGCGACGAGTCGCGCCAGAGCGTCATTCCCTCGCGCCGGCTGCACGCACTGCCGTCGGACGACAACAAGGGCCTGACGGTGGAGATCGACGACTCGGCCTACGGCCAGCTCGCGCCCACGCACCACGCCTTCGGGCAGCTCGCCACCCTCGCCGAGGCGCCGGCCGGCTTCCTGCGCACCCTGCCATCGCCGCTCGCCGCCGACTGCATCAACTACGGCCTGCAGTTCAAGCGGGGGATCGAGGACGTGGGGATCCTGGTGCAGAACAGCGGCGCCGATACCCTGCGCGCCGCCACGGGGCCCCGTTACGGCCGCATCTGGAACGCCGACGTCGTCGGCGCCCTGGTGGGTCGCTTCGGCGACGGCCGCACCGGACCCTGGAAGGTACCGGGCGAGTTCGGCAAGGCCGTGGACGTGACCAAGGCCAACACCACGCTCTATGCGTCCGACCGCGACATGTTCGTTTTCCTCGCCGACGAGGAGAACCGAATCGAGATGCCCGCACGCCGCAACGGCCAACCCGGCTCCCTCGCTCGCGGGTTCTTCGTCTGGAACAGTGAGGTGGGGGACAAAACCTTCGGCCTGGGAACGTTCCTGTTCGACTTCGTATGCTGCAACCGGATCGTGTGGGGAGCCGAGCAGTATGCCGAGGTGAGAATCCGTCACACGGCATCGGCGCCCGACAAGTTCCTCTCGGAGATGACTCCGGCGCTCAAAGCCTACGCCAGCGCCAGCGCCAGCAACATCACGCTGGCCATTGAGAACGCACGCCAGAAGCGGGTGGACGACAAGCTGGACGAATTCCTGGGGCAGCGCTTCGGCAAGCGGCTGGTAACGCCCATCAAGGCCGTGCACGAGGCGGAGGAAGGCCGACCCATCGAGAGCCTGTGGGACGTGGCCACGGCCGCCACGGCCTACGCGCGCGGCCTGGAGCACCAGGACAAGCGAGTCGAGATCGAGCGCGAGGCGGGCAAGCTCCTGAAGATGGCCGCCTGATCCACCAGGGCGCGGTGTGCGGCCCGCGCCTTCCACCACTCCCGAGGAGCACGACAATGGTTGTCGACGTCAGGTCCATGAAGGCCGCTTACGCCGAGGTCGAATTGATCAAGGCCAAGCTCGACTCGCTGTTCTTCAAGATGGAGGAAGCCAGCGAGGAGGACTCACACCCGAAACTGTTCAAGCGATACATGGCCGCCCACGATGTCGTCAGCGCCGCCGCCGATGACCTGCTGGCCGCACTTGACCACCTGAGAACCTAACCGGGTTGCCGCGGCGGCAACCCCGCACGCCGCGGCATGGGGCCCGGCTGGTCTTTCCGGAGGCCGGCCGGGCCTTCACCGTTCCAGGAGCAGCGACCGTGACCTTGGACAACTCACACGGCTCGTTGCATGCGCGTGGCAAGAGCCGTCGCGCAGAGGCCCGCGCAATGACAAAGCAAACCTCGTTCCTGCCCGAGCCGAAAAACCACGCCCTGCTGGAGCACAAGGCCAAGCTGCGGCGCAAGGCGGAGCGCCGCCGGCTGCTGGCCGAGCCGTGCGACATCGGCCTGTTCGGCAGCGATCACCTGCAAGCCGATCTGGTCGAGTTGGCTAAGAGCGCCACCAGCGATCCGCCAGCCGGTCGCACGCCGCGTAAATCCAGTCCCACACCCGATCCGACAGGATCAGCACCACGCCGAGCACGGTGAGCACGGCGATCACGGGCAGAAAGTCCATCTGGTCGCCTCATTTGGTCGAGGGAATGGGGATGCGGGCGGGGGCACTAGCCCGCATCCCCAGGCAGCACCAGGGGCCGCAGCACGACGGGAAAGCAAACGTCGGAGGGAAGCCGGACCTCGGTGCACCGGCGGGAGCAAGCGACCCGCCGATCTCGCTCTGCCCCGACGGGGCTACCGGTCTGCCTTCAGAAACCGGTAGAATGCTTCCGCCGCCTTGATGACTTCATCGGACGGCACACCGACCGCCCGATAGATGTCCACTGCCATGTGCAAGCACTGCAAGCGGTCCTTCCTGGCCAACTCCGCCTCCGTCGGCCGGTTCGTCGGAATGTTCGCTTCCTGCCTAGCGACCTCGCCGTGATAATCGTTACGCATCGCATTGTCCCTTTCTGGTCGATTTTGGTCGAGGGGCCCGGATTCGAACCGGGGACCTCCAGGTTATGAGCCTGACGAGCTACCTGACTGCTCTACCCCTCAGAAAGCTGACTAGTTCAGCTTGAAGATCACTCCGGCGCGCACCATCGTGTGCTGGTGCTCGCTGTCGAGAACGGACGAAAGCGGGGCCCCGTCCTCGGGGAAGATGTAGTGCAGCGCCTCGAGCCGCACCGCCAGCCCGCGGCTGAGCTCCACCTCGGCTCCACCGCCGGCCACGTAGCCGAATTGCCACTCGCGCTCGCTCGCCACCTCGTCGCCCCCGCCCGCCGTAAGCCGCACGCTTTGCCAAGCCGCGCCGCCGGTCAGATAGAGCAGCGCCGGCCCGGCCGTCATGCCGGCGCGGCCGCGCAACGTCAGGATGTGGTTGGTCGAGGCCTTGAGCACGAAGTCGTCCTCGCCCGTGGCGCCGGAGATCCCGGTGAATGTCCAGTCGCCCTCGACGCCGAAGACGATGTTGGGCGCCACCCGCCAGTTCCAGCCGAGCACCCCGGTGCCATTGAGCTTGCCGTTGGCCAGGTCGAAGCCCTCGGCCGACAGCACCGCCACGTCGTAGCCGCCGAGAATGCCGACGTACATGCCGGGACGGTTCCACTGCGGCGCCTCGTCCGCCTTGGCCGGCGCGACGATCTTGCCCCTGCCCGGCAGCTCGCCCGCCAGGGCAGCCGGAATCACAAACGCCGCCAGCAGGGCGGCGAGCAGCTTGGCTCGCATGCACTGTCCTTTCAGGTTTTCAGTCGAAACGCCCGGATTCGCGTTTTGGAGCCCCTACGTTCACTTTCCGGTCCGGACGAGTCCAGACACCCGGAAAGAATTGAACGCGGTCCTTGATGCCTCCGCGCCCTTCCTAGAGGCCGCCCAGCTTGGCCCCGAGGATCAGGGCCGTCAGGAGCATCGAGCTGAGCAGCAGCCTGTCGGCCAGGGTGCGGGCGTTGGCCAGGTCGTCTAGCCACCCACCAGCAGGCGGATCGCCTGCACCACCTTGCGCAAGTCGCCCGTACCCAGCAGCACGAGCAAGGGAAGTGCTATGGCCAGCGCGATCTTGCTCGGGCTGCCCAGCGGAATCTTCGGGCTGCTCCGCTCCTGGAGCCGGCGGTAGACGTCCGCGAAGCGCCAGTCGATCAGCTCCCTCTCGGCCCTCAGCTGCTCCTCGAGGCGAATGACGCGGCGCTCCAGATTGTCCATTGCTCAGCACATCGCACATCCCGGAACGCAAACGCCCCGCCGCGGGGTCTCCGGGGCAGGGCGCATTGTCTCAATCCTGCCCTATCTGTGACTTTTGAGCGCGCACTTGTCAAGCTTCCGACTCAATCGGGCCCAAATATTCGTCCGCCAGCGTTTCCGCCAGCGCCGCAATCCTGCCCACCGCGTAGGCCCGCGCCGTCTCGCGCTTGGTGTAGGCCGAATGCACCCGCCCGAAGTCCCGCAGGCTGCCGCGGGTCAGCTCGCGGTGCTTGATGAGATACGCCATCAGCCGGCGCTCATGACCACGAAGCCGGTTCAGCCGGGCATCGAGCGAGCCGAGATTGCCCGATGGCCCACCGGGCGGCCACAGCCTGGCCCTGACGCTCGTCTGCACCCTCTCCGCGATCTGGCCCACGATCCCGTCGGACCGCCCGTGGTGGGTTTGCAATTCGGCCAGGAACCGGATCACGGCCTGGTGCTGCCGCCCCGTGAGGTGTCCCTCCGCCCGCAAATCCTCGAAGACATCGGCCATCGACCCGCCGGGCGCATCGGCCGCGGCACGACGCCTGTTGCTCATCCCCAACCCCGTTCCCTTCGCCGGCAGTCCCTTCCAGCCGCCGGCCGGGCCCCCATCCACCCATACCCCAAAGAGCATCGGCGTGGATGTTGCCAAAGAGCAACAGAAACCGGCATGGTCGATGCTACGCGCGTGCGCGAGGATTCAGAGATGGGACAAAAAATAGCAACGCAGCCTCCCCTTCCTTCATTCCTTCCCAGGAATGAAGGGGAACGGCTTTGCGCAAATTTTGTCTGTCCCATGTCCCGGGACACTAGGGTCGTGGGACATGGGACAGCAGTCTGCGAGGCAAATTATTCTACAGGAGCGGCCTGATTACCCCACAGCCTGGAATTTCTTTCCTGGTCCTCTTTCTCCTGGATGCGCTTCTGGATTCGGTGGATCTGCGACTTGGAGAGACCGGTTTCGGCGGCGATGTCCCGGACCGACAAGCCGTTCTGTGACAGCTCGGCAATTCTCCGGTCCTCGACGTCCTCCAGGTCGCTCATGGTCCAGCAGGCCTCGAGCCCGTTGGTGGTCAGCTGGGCCTCGAACGGCTTCACGTCCTCGCCCAGGGCGCGGCGGGACTTTTTGTAGTGCACCTCGAACCTGGCGCCCTGCTCCGGCCGGTAGTCGGCCGGGTGCAGGAGCGCGATCGAGGTATCCAGCACGTCCTCGCGCCGGCTGGTGCCGCGCTGCTCCCCGCCCTTGCCGGCGTGGTGGATCATGAGCACGGCAACGCCCCGGCGCCGCAGCCGCAGAAGCCAGTCCTGGATGGTCGCCCAGCCCTCGGCGTCGTTCTCCGCGGCGTTCGTGAGGCTCGACAGGTTGTCGAGCACCATGAGCTCGACCCCGTCGAGCAGGCCATCGACCCAGGTCTGCGTCTCCAGCGCCGACAAATTGAAGCTGATGCCGGCCGCGTCGCTGCTCAGCATCTCGAGGTTGGCTGGGCACGGCCCGCCGTTCATGGTCCAGCGCCAGCGCTCCTGCAGCGCCGCCGCCTGCATCTCGCCGTCGATGTGCAGGACCCGGTGCGGCCGCGGCGACTGCCAGTGCAGGAACCGGCCTCCGGTCGCCGCCGCGTAGGAGCAGCCGAGCGCCACGTGCGTTTTGCCGATGCCGCGGCGGGCGTAGATCATGACGATGCCTTTGACCGGGATGATCGGCGACAGCACCATCTCGAGCGGCGGAAACTGCATGGCCATGAACTCCGGCAGGATCGTCGGCCGCGGCGGCGCCTCGCCTTCCGGCGCCGGCTCGCTCGTGCCCTGGTCCAGGCGCCGGCGCAGCTCCGCCGATCCGTTCGCGCGCAGGATGTCGTTGGCGTCAGGCGGCACGATGGCCTCCCGAGTCCACAACGACGATGCCGAACGGGGCGCGAGCGAGCCTGGCCGCCAGCTCGAGCGCCCTGGCCCGGCCGTCCCTGTCGTCGTCCATCATGACGGTCAGGTGCTCGATCCCGGATGATGCCAGCAGCGGCGCCAGCATCGGCAGCCGCACCGCCGCGCCGGCGGCCCAGGCGCCCGTGCCGGTGGCGGCGTTGACAGACAGCGCGTTCTCGATGCCCTCGGCCACGCAGAGCGCGCCGCCGTCGTTGGGCGGCCAGAGCGCGATCGGCCAGCCCTCGGTGCGGCCGATCATGATCTTCGTGCGCCCCTCGCCGTCCGGCGCCTTGCCGCTGCCGTCCGGCCGCAGGCGCGTCAGGTGCACCGCCGTGATCCGCTCCGGATCGAGCCCGTAGTGCCCGGGCTCGGTTTCCTCCGGCGGGCCGAAGGCGGCCATCATGGCCGGTGCGTGATCCCCGCGCGCCGGCAGGAGGCGCAACGCCGGCGGCACGGTGGGGATGCCCCGGCCGGCGAGGTAGCGGGCGACAACGGTTCCCCCGGCGGGCACGCCCTTGGCCCACAGCCACCGCGCCTTGGCCTTGCGCGCCGCGGCCTCGGCCTCGTGGTGCGCGGCGGCCTCCTGCATGCGCCGGGCGATCTCGGCCCGGTCGAGAGGCTTGGCCCGCCGGTCCGACGCCCAGCCGTGCTCGCCGCAGCGCGCGCACGAGTAGGTGGCGAAGTCAGGCCGTCCGCGCCAGATGCGCAGCACCCGCTTGTTGGCGTTCGCGCGCGTGCGGCAGCGGGGCCCGCACAGCGGGCAGGGTGCGTCGACCCGGTCGCCGAAGCCGGCGAGGCCGGTGAGCGCGTGGAAGTCGAGGGACGGCGTCAGCATCGCGCCGCCTTCCGCTTCTTGATCTGCCGGACCAGCCCGGCGACAGCGCCTCTGCTGACGGCCTGTCTGCTGGCGATCTCTCGGTACGTGAGCCCCGCGGCGCGCAGGCGCTCGGTTTCCAGCCGGCGGCTGTCGGGAATCCTCTTTCGCCTGACGGGGTGCCCAAGGCGGATACCGTGATGGCGAACGGCGCCAGCGCTAAACCCGATTTCTCTGGCGATCTCGCAGGCGCTGAGCCCTAGCGGTTGCAGCTCGAGGAAGGCTTTGTCCTGAGCGGGGCCCCATTTGCGCAGGCACACGAGACCGCGCCGTTTCAGCCAGTTGCCGACCGTGGATACGTGACAGTCCATGGCGTCGGCGATCATCGCGCGCGTCCAGCCGGAGCGGCGCAGCTCGACGATCTCGTTGACCGCGGAGCAGGTCAGATAGCCCCCCGCCGTCTTGACACCGCGCTCTGATTTTCCTACGTGAAGCACGACGCTACTTTCCATGGGTTGCCGTCGCGATGAGAGGCCGGGTCCTTGCTGAGGGACGCCCGGCCTCTCTGCTTTTCAGGCTGCGTTTTCCTTCGGCAGCAGCGGCAGGACGTGCAGGTAGTACGTCGTCCCCCCGATCTCCCTGATCGTCGGTATGAAGTGCGTGGCCAGCCGGCGGAACGCCTCGACCGGCAGCGGCTGGTCGGCGGAACGCTCGCACACGTCGCAATAGTGCTGGTACCAGACCGCCTCGGGCAGCTGCCCGTCCGGTGCCGGCCGCACGCAGCGCCGGAAGAAATCCTCCGCCAGCTCGCGTTGGCGGGTAAGGGTGGTCCGGAGAGGCGGCGGAGACTGACCCGCCAGAACCGGCCCCACGTCTGCCTCTCCGGTAGTGACCAGGGGAGGCGGCAGGGTAAGTCGGCCCGCCTCCCCCGGCTTCCCCACGTCTGAGCTACCAGCCACGCCGTGGGAAACCATCTGCCGGTGCCCGATGCCGAGCAGCAGCATTCCGAGGTACACGAATGTCATCTCGCCGATCAACAGCACCAGCGGCGTCGCCAGCGGCAGCCGCGCCGTGGTGGAGCCCTCGTCCAGGCCGAGCCACGAGGCGAGCGTCGCGGCCATCGGGTCGGCCTTCTCGCCCACCGGGGCGCGGCCGTCGATGCGCTGTGTCAGCTCGCCGATCTTGCGCTGCAGGTCCTCCGACTTCCTCGCCGCGGCCAGCTCGCCCGCCAGCGCGGACACGCCCGTGCAGTAGGCGCGGTGCGACGCCGTGCGGATATCGCGGCATTCGTCGGTCCATTGCCACTGCCGCTTTATCCGCTCGGCCTCGAGCAGGGCTGTGACCTGGCCGGGCGGGCGGTGCTTGGGGATCCAGCCCAGCTCCGTGCGGTAGCGGGCGCGCTGGTCCTTCAAGGTGTCGACGGACTCGCGGGCCTCCTGGCGGCCGGCGATCACCTGCCCGCGCTGCGTGGCGATCGAGCCCATGGCGCCGATCAGCGAGTAGACGATCAGCACCGCATAGACGGCGCCGGCTACGGCGAGCGGCAGGATGGCCCGCCAGCGCCCGCGCAGCCACAAGACCCACCACACGAACGGAAAGCCGATCACCACCCACGGGACCGACGCCGCGGCGGTCCCATAGGAGAGCTTGTCCCATTCGTCGAGGCCGTAGGCGGCCCAGCCGCGATAGAGGATCTGGCTGTCGATGGCGGCGAACAGCACGCCGACACCGAGGAAGACGATCCCCAGCATGGTCACGAGACGCACGACGCAAACTCCCTTCAGGCTGCGGCTGCAGCCGGTTGGGCCCCCTTCTCAGTTCTTGCAGTGATGCCGAGCGTGTCGGCTGGATCGAGCTGGCGCGCGGTGATGACGAGCCGCGGCCGGCTGTCGTAGCGCTTGAAGCCGGACCACGAGACCACCTGCGCGTCGTCGCGCCAGACGACTTTGTTGAGGGCGTCGAGCGTTTTGTTGAGGTTGTCGAAGTCGGGACGCGTGGTCGGCCGGAGCAGGCTGAGCTGGGCCATGCGGCGGCGCTTGCCGGACCATGAGGCCGGAATCGGCATCCAGGCCTCCAGAGTGAGGACGACGGCACCCTCGAGTAGCGGGCGGCCGGCCATGGCCTCCTGGGCGGCGTAGCGCAGCGCGGCCTCGTATGATTGCGTTTCGGGCGGGGTGTACGTATGGATGAACGTGGAGGCGCCGGGCCCCTTGCCCTTGCGCATGATTCTGGAGCGGGGGCGGCCTTTACCTCTGGGCTTGCCGGCGAGCTCGATGGTGACGAGGGTCATTCGATGACTAGCCCCGTCCCGTTGCAGCGGGGGCAGTCGACCACGTTGCCGTTTTCGTCTTTGATTTTCTTGTCGCCCTTGCATCTGGGGCAGAGCACGAGATCGCCGGCTCCAGCGTGCGCAGGCTGACAGATTCGGTCACGTCCGCTGCCGACTACCAGTTGCAGCCGAGTTTTTTGAACTCTAGTCTGCATTCGCGGTCCTCGCTGTGCGCGGAAGCTCACGGAACAGAGCGCGGTCGGCTTCGTAGCCGAGCGCGCCGAGGGCATCGTCGATAGCGAAGAACCATCTGGGCGGGATCACATTGAGAGAAAGCCAGTTCCAGACGGCGGTTGGGCCGACATCCAACAGATCGGTAACGGCCGTGGTGCCGCCGAGGGCATCCACCACGGCGCGCACAGAGCCGAGGGTCTTCTTGCGATGGGACATGCTGCCGACCATAATCCAAGCAGTTTGAACGCGTCAATCCTGACAACGTTTGAATGGCTGCAGGCCCGGAAATCGGGTATCTGTGCACTCATGCCGTTTGAGGATGACCGCAAGGAATCGCACAAGGCGATCGGGTTGCGCCTGCAGCTGGCGCGTGCGGTGCTGACCGCCGGCAGGGGGCGGGTCACGCAGGCGCAATTCGCGCTGGATGCCGGTCTCAATGCGCCGCTCTACAACAATTACGAGCGGGGCATCAGCCGTCCCCAGCTCGAGAACGCCCTGAAGCTCGTCAAGACCTACGGGTTGAGCCTCGACTACATCTACCTGGGCAAGTTCGACGGGCTGCCGCACGGCCTGGCCCGCGACCTCAAGGACGCCTGCGCCGCGAAGAAGGCCGAGCCCGCGCCTTCGCCGATCCCCAGCGCGAAGGTCGTTACCATCAAGCGCCGCCGCCGGACCGCCTAGCCCCGGCGGAGGGCAGCCAGACCACCCGTCCCGAATCGATGCAGGTGCCGGCGGCACCTCCGCGCCGCATTGGGCGGTTCTGGTTTGAACGTCCAATCCAAATAGTTTGAAGATATGTGTTGACACGTTCAAACTGTTTGAACTATCGTGCTCCCCGTGGCCGTCGTTGCCTTTCAAGTCTTCCCCGGGGGCGCGGCGGCTGCCCCGGCCGGGTCCCACGGTACGCGAGTACCCGGCCGGGCCGTTGCAACCCGAGGAGCAGCGTCATGCCGCCAACCAGCGACGAGCATTGGGACAAGCTCAAGCACCACGTCTCCGCCGATCGCTTCCCGTTCGCTTCGGACATCTCCGGCCACAACGGCGGCACGCCGCCCGAGCCGGACCCCGAGCCCGACCCGCCGGTTCCGGCCGATGCGCCGAGGCCCGTTGCCCCGCCCAACCCGTTCCCCGGCGAGCCAGGGGACGCTCCGGCGCCGCCGCGGCCTCCCGAGCGGGAGAAGCCCGAGCCGCTGGCGGCTTTCGTGAAGGAGGCCGTCAGAGGCGCCATCCTGGAATATTCCGACAGGACCATACGCGTGCAGAACATGGCTACCATGCTGCTGGTGGGATGCGCGACCCTGGTTTCCGGCATGACGCGGGCTCTGGCCTATCTGCAACCCGGCGATCTCGACGGCAACACCAAGGCCATCCTCTCGCGCGAGCTGGGCGCGGCCCAGCGCATGCTGGATGCCGAGCAGCCGCCGCAGGCGGGCTGATCCTGTTGGCGGTTATGGCGGGGCGCCCGTTTCCTCCGTGGGGCGCTTGGACAGGCGCACCTTTCCCTCGTGCACCCGTCCTTGGCCGGTGTGAGCGGCCGGCCCCCGCCTCCAGCTTTTGAGAAAGGTATGCGTCGTGAAAAAGAACCTGCCGGCCTACCGCTACGAGCTGTTCATCAAGGTTCTCGAGCAGCGCGTCGCCGCCGTCCAGAAGGAGATCGAGCAGCTGCGGGGCATGGAGCGGCTCTACAACATCGTCAAGGACACGATGGAGGAGGCCCGGCTTCCGCAGGAGCAGGACATCAGCGTGTCCTCGAGCTACATCTTCGTCCACGTCACCGCCGGCCCGGCCGATCGTCTCGACAGCTTCGCACCCGTGGTGAAGGCGCTCGGCGAGCGTCTGTGCGCGGCAGATCTCCGGAACGATCCGGAGCCGGCTGTCAGCATGGGTGGCCATGCGCCATCCGTCGCCTACGTCTGGAACATCGACGGCTTCAGCAAGACAATCTACCTCACGGTGCACATCCCCAAGGAGGGCCTGCCCGATGTGGAAGTGACCGAGATGGATCGCGTCACCACCGAGCGGCAGTACGTGCTCAAGCGCATCGAGCCGCCCACCTACACGTCCCCGCAATTCCCCGTCGCAGCGGGTCCCGAGGCGGGGCTGGTGGCGGCGCTCGACCCGGAGGTTCCCTTCTGATGGAGACGCCCGAGCAGATAGCCCTGCAGATGCACGAGGATGTCTTGAAGTACCTCGTGGACAAGGACCCCATGGTTGCCATGCGTGCACGGATGGTCCGCGATTGTCTGATCGCGGTCGTGCGCTGGTACGGCGAGGAGCAGCGCCGGATCATGGGTCCCGGCTTGCCCGGCTCCCCCATGACGCTGGAGCAGCGGCAAGCGTACAGCGACCTGCTGATGACGTTCCTGCAGAACATGGCGACCGTCTGTGCCCGGGTGGCGATGGGCTCTTTCGAGCCCGGTCCGAAGCGGGTCATGGCGGCGGGCGTTCTGGGCAACATGATGAGCAAGGAGTTTTCGCTGCGGATGCTCGACGAGTCCGGCTTCGCGGCGACGATGCACGAGAAGAGGTGACGCCGTGTCGGGTTCGAGCGACATCTTCGCACGCCTCGCCGCACCGTTCCCGCCGGACGAGGTCGAGTGGCGCGTTGGCTCGACCAACAAGCGCGCCTGGGAGCGTGCGCCGGACAACAACAAGCCCAAGCGTTGGGGGCTGCCGCTCTGCTACATCGACGCCCGCATGGTGATGGACCGCCTCGATGAGGTGCTGGGTCCGGATGGGTGGCAGTGTGAGTACACCCCCATGCCCAACGGCACGACCTGCTGCCGCATCGGTATCCGGCGCGGGGACTACCGTTTGGCCGGCCTCGCGGAAGGCACGCAGATCTTCCCGGATTGGATATGGAAGGCCAACGGTGCCGGTGCCACCGGCGACACCGGCAAGGCCGACGAGCGGGAGATGGCGGAGAAGGGCGCCTACTCCGACGCCTTCAAGCGAGCCGGCGTGCTGTTTGGCATCGGCCGCTACCTCTACGCCATCAAGGCGCCGTGGGTGGAGCTCGACCAGAAATGGCAGATACCGCAGGCGGAGCACACCAAGCTCGCCGCGCTGCTCGCCCGCAACGGTGCGCCGCCCAAGAGCGCCCGGCAGGCCCACAAGGACGGCGACTACAGCCGCCTGGAGACGGCGCTGCGCGAGGCGAAGACGCTGAAAGCGTTGTTCGGGGTCTGGAAGGACGCGCAGGAGACCATCAAGCAGTGGCCCGACCGGTGGATCGAGGCGGCCACGGAGGAGAAGGACGCCTGCAAGGCGAAGCTGGAGGGCGACGATCCCCGCAAGGCTCGTGCGGCCAGTCAGGCGCCACTGCAGGACCAGAGGGAGAGCCGCGCATGAGCACGGGCGAGTTCTCCGTCTACCAGTTCTTCCCGGACGGCTCCTGGGAGCGTGTGCGCCAGGGCGTCGATGCCGAGGAAGCGGTCACGGCCGCGCACCACTACTGCAACAGCGTCGGCGCCAGGATCGGCACCACGCGGCGGGTCATCATCACCGACGGCGGCGACTTCACCAACTTCGAGTGGAAGTACGGCGAGGGCGTCGTCTACCCGCCGCGCGGCGAGAACGGCCGCTACGTCGCGGAGGAGGGCAACAGTGTCGACTGAGCACCCGATCTTCTACGGCAAGCCGCTCACCTTCAACGAGCCGCGGCACATGTACTTCTGGGGTGGCCAACCCGTGCCCAGCGTCACCACGATTATCGGCCGCCTCGACAAGCCCGGCCTCGTCTGGTGGGCGGCGGAGGAGGCAGTCAAGCATCTTCGAGCGGCCTGGGGGCGGAACAAGGCCGTGCTGCACGATGCAACGATCTGGGAGGACGCCCGCAAGGCTCACGACAGGATCAAGCGCTCCGCCGGCGACATCGGCACGGTGCTGCACGACGTTGCCGAGGCCGTGCAGCGCGGCGTCGAGCCGGACCGGAAGGCGATGGAGAAGCTGCCGGCCGAGAGCCAGCTGATCGCCAGCAACTGCGCCATCGCGCTGAAGGAATGGCTGGCCGAGCAGACGTTCGCCGAGGCCGACCTGGAGCGCAAGGTCATGAGCCGCGAGCTGATGTACGCCGGCCGGTGCGACTGCTTCGGCGTCATCAACGGACAGCTCTCGGTGCTCGACTACAAGTCGGGCGGGGACCGAATTTACCCGGAGACCTGGGTGCAGATGGCGGCTTATGAGATCGCCCTGCGCGAGGAGCTGGGGATCCCGGAGCACGAGCCCATCTGGCACCGCGCCGTGCACCTCTCCAAGAAGACCGGCAAGTGCACGCCAGCGGTGCGGGGCCCCTATCACACGATCGCGGCCAAGCAGGCGTGGCGTCAGCTGGTGATGTTCGACCGGTGGATGCGTCAGGTCCCGACCGACGCCCAGATGGCGAGGATGGCGGGGTGAAGCCGACGCTCGAATACCGCTCGCGAATCGAGGCCGTATCGGCACTGGACGCCCAGGGCCTGCGCGTGCGCGATATCGCGCAGAAGACCGGTCTCACGTCGAAGAACGTCAGCTCCCTGCTCTGCCACGTCTACAAGAGGGCGGGCAAGGCGCGGCGACGTCCTCCCGGTCTGCATCGGAATGGCGGCAGGCAGTTTGTGGCCTTTCCGGTTGGCACCATCGCCATGCTGGAGCCCCAGGCGCAGAAGCGCGGGATCACGCCGCAGGAGCTGGTGCGCCGCATCGTCGAGACGGCGTTGGACGAGGGCATGATCGACAACATCCTGGACGACGGAGACGAGTTGTGAGCAGGCGCGGGTTTGCCGGCATGTCGGGAGCGACGGTCAGGAAGATCGCCGCGCGAGGCGGTGCGGCGCTGCGGCCGGAGCAGCGGGCCTACTCCCAGAACCGCGAGCTGGCCAGGGAGTCCGGCCGCAAGGGCGGGCGCATGGTGCCGCCGGAGAGCCGGTCGTTCTCGCGCGATCCGGAGCTGGCGCGCGAGGCCGGACGCAAGGGCGGCCGGGCGTCCAGGCGCGGGAAGGCGAAGGAGTCGTCCGATGGGCTGGGGTGAGCGGCAGGACAAGCCCTATCGGGACTGCATGGCCGAGCTGATCGGCGTGCTCAAGAAATACGACATGGCCGGCGCCATGCTGATCGTCAGCAAGGAGCGCAGCATGTGGAAGTACCACTTCCCGACCTGGGGTGTCGTCAGCCTGGTCGAGAGCGGCAGTCAGCTCGGCATCCAGTTCAAGTCCAAGCGCGAGGACTTCCCGAGCCTGGAAGCGCAGAAGGAAGCTGTCACGCTGTCCACCCACGTCATCTACCAGCTGCGTGATCTGGGGGCGTTGACGTTCAAGAGCATGGACGGGGTCTGCGGGATGCTGGAGCAGCACTTCGAGATCGAGCACAAGGGCGGCCAGGACTTCGACCCGGAGCTGAGCAACTGATGATGCGCGACAACAGGTGCAAGCACTACAGCGGCGACGTCTGCCTTGGCGGGCGCTGTGCCGCCGGCGTCGAGGTGCGTAAGCATGTCGGCGGCTCCGATCTCGATTGGCTGATCCGCACGCCCTGCTTTGTCGAGCACGCGGTCAAGGCGTTCACCTGCGAGCACTTCGCCTTGCCGACGGCGGAGGAGCTGGAGGCCGAGCGGCAGGAAAGCCAGCGCAGCATCGAGCGCATCGGCAAGGCTCGCGCTGCGATCATCGGATCGGGCGCCAAGCCGCGGT